ACTCTTTCCGAGCGGCGGTGGGGCCGACCCCGGCAGGCCAGGATCCGCTCACCTTCGATACTCGGGAAGAGATCTCAGACGCGTATATCGACTCCTTGGTTCCTCTTGGCGACGGTTACTTCAAGCGAGGAACCCTTGGTGGATGGATTGAAATACAAGGTAGTAAGGCTACTAATAATGTTGAACAGCTTTCTTCAGCGATGTGGAATGGAACGACAGCTGTGTTCAGCCACCTCTCTGGAATGGTGCAGCGGTCGTTGATCGGTAACGAGCCGTTTGATGAGGCTAATGCGAAAGAACTAAAAATATTTGAGAAAGACTTTGCCCGGTGGAGAAATCGCGGTTTAGAGAAGACAAGAAACCGTAACGAACTAGCAGGGCAAGTTCTGCTGAGTTCAGGGAAAGTGCCACCAGCCTTGCTTAGAAATCCAGAGCTGCTTCCAGAGTTCAAAGATATCCTCGACCATAATGCTCGGGTATTAGACCCGTCATCGGGCGCGTCCGACACGATAACAGTGGACGGTGAAGAGATTAAGTTGCAGCCTTGGGCACTAAAAGCCAGGTCGAAGTTTGCCGCATTTTGGCGGTTCCAAGGATCTGGCGATATTGCCCTCCACTCTCCTGAATACCAACAATATGTTTATGAGATGTCTCTCCACCAGCTCCACGATAGATTGGCCCAGAGATTTGCCGACGATCCAGAAGAGTTTATGAAGCAGTACCCTACCGAGATTCCTGCCGGCGCAGTCTCTAGGCTCACCCCCGACGCAATGAGGGCGTTAGTGGCTTCGACCCCCACCATACAGGGTTCTCAGTTTCGTGCGGACCATCCAACTAAGCCCGGTAGTTGGGTTCAGGTGCCCCCAGGCCCACAACAAGGTCCAAGAGAGTTCCCCCTCAAGCCATTAGATCACAATCTCATCGACACTATTCTCGATCTTGGTCCAGCTGCCCGTGCGTTTGATGTTCCAATCGGCGACCCTGATGTTGTAGAGAAGAATGTTGAGATATGGCTCAAGCAGAATAACGCTACTGGGTCACTGATGCCCCCCCCAGGGGGTTATGTTCCACCAGGGTGGCATACTGATGTCGGGCTTATACAGGAAGTGGTTTCTAAGAATCCAGAGGAGTACACGAACAGGGTGGCATTGGCCTTGTATGGAAACATCGACAGCGAGGCAGGTACAGAGGCGATCTTCGGGCAGTTCGGCTTCATTCCTGGTGCAGCGGATATGACCAACAAGAAACCTGGCTGGATCTGGAAATACTACACCGAAGCGAGCCGGAAGTATGACATTGAATGGGGTACTCATCCAAATGAGGAACTAGCAAAGATGAAGATCACTATTGCCGGTCTCGTCCCAGGCGATGGGGCTTCTATTATGGCTTTAACGAACAGGCAGTTCTTCAATGTTCTGGAGGCTGGGTACAAGATCCATCTCGTTGACGAAGAGCGCAGGATACTAATGGCTGTTGGCCAAACTCTCGTGGAAGAGTTGCCGGCTATTATGCTAGAGGAGTTTGATGATAGGTCTGAGTGGTCGTATTACCGCTTCAGAGAATCAGCAGAAAGAGGCGACATGGGTGGCGCGAGAGTGGCTTTGTCTAAAAAGATAAAGAGTCACCGAGCAACCGTACTCGAACTGGTAGCGGCTAATGAGAAGATTCGCCAGTCTGGAAAAGGTGCCGAAGGGTTCAGAAGTACGGATATATACACTGATGACATCAAGGATCTTACCGATGGAATCAAGAGACTAGAAGCTGCGGAGGCTATGCTTAAGGACTACAAGGGCAAGTCTACGAGATCTTGGCGAAGAGGGGAAAGATAATGAAGTCCCAACTACAACTACTCCAAGAAGCAATGGCAGATAAGACCATTCAACAGCAGAGGTTGATGTTTGCTCAGGGATTCCACTCCCCGAAGACTGCCCTTGCCAAGAATACTGGTTTCACAGATCAGGTTGGTGCTTTCTTTCGCCAGACAAACACCGTCTACAACCTTGCGATTGCCATGAACGAGCCGATCTTCCCCCCGGAGCGTGGTTACAACCCAGCTGAAGATCCTGATGTCATGGCGAATCCATGGATCAGAGAGAAATACCCAGAAGCCTTTACCAGTTTAATGAAAGCGGAGAGTCGAGTAGAGGCGAACTATCTCGTCAATAAGATTCGAGAAGAGAACAGGGACCGTGAAGTCATCCAGGAAGGCGGGTTGGCTTCTAATATCTTCGCTGGCTTAGGAGCTGGCGTGGTGGACCCAGTGAACTGGATCGCCTTCAGCGGTGCGACCAGGGCAGCCAAAGCCCTGAATGTCGCGGCTAGGCCAATGACTATTGCTGGGATAGGTGCCGCAGAGAATGTCCTTGGCCTGACGGTGGCCGAGCCGTTCTTGAGGATAGCCCAAGAAACTAGAACCGATGAAGAGTTCCATAGAGACTTGGTTGGCGGCGCGATCTTCGGAGCGATCATTGGAGGTATGAGCGGTGGCATCAGTTCGAGTCGAACTGCTGCGAGCCGAGCATTGCTAGGTGCGGACACCGTGGAGGATGCTCTCGACCCTGCATCGTATTCAGCATGGCTCCAGAGGAATCCAGTTGAGCAACAAAGACTAGACGAACTGATCGAGGGTGACGAAGGTTTTGCTATCTTTGGTCAGGACCGAGAGGAAGTTGCAGGGATCCTCCTCAAGGCTACCTCGGAGATCAACCCAGGTCTTGCCAAGGTGCTTGGTATATCTCAAGGGATCTTGGGCAAACTGTTGGCGAAGTTGCTCTTTCTGAATCCGGAGATGAACCTTGCTCGTTCGGAGTCTCAGTTTGCAAGGGGTGCCCTAGACATAATGTTGAAGCCAGCCATAGTCCGTACCGACACTTTGAATCGTCAGAGTGTAGAAGCGGTAATGGGTATTGCTGAGATTGCCGGCTTGCGGATTCGCCATGACATGAATCTGGTATTTGCAGAGTACAGATCCGCTGGTGGTCGCCTGAGTAATGCAGAAGTAATGGTGCTTGGTGCTAAGGCGGCGGTGCGTGGAGATATTGTTGACCCGGCAAACGCTTCTCACGAACTTTCGGTATCGACAACCACTGGTGAACTGGAGTTGGCAAACCCCTTCGAGTCTATTATCGGAGACAGTCAGACCATTAAGGCTGTAGAGGAAGTTGCAAAGATAAACCGCAAGTTCTTTGACACACTCAGGAAGACAGGCGAATCGGCAGGGGCGTTTACCGGCGAGGATTTCATAAACTCTATTGAGTTAGAGAACTACCTGACACGGGTGTACAAAAAAGAAAAGATCATGGTGTACCTCCCGCAGTTCAAGAAGAGCATCTTCCTTGCCCTTGAAGACAAGAAGGCTAGAGAGCTGCCGGAGATGGAGGTTGAGCGTCAGAAGTTGGTGGACGAGCATGAGGCTCTTTCTGCCCCTGACCCAGTGGCCCCTCCAACCAGAACACCGTTACCCCTGGAGGAACCCCCTTCTCTCGCCACTCCAGATCCATCTTCAATCAATGAAACCACATGGTATCACGGGAGTGCTGTCGAGATCGAAAGACCAACCCAAGATCTTTCAAGAACCGATAGTTTGTTCGGCATAGGCTTTTATATGACTGACGCGCCCTCGGTCGCTCGTGGGTATGGCCCGGTAAGTCATCGGGTGAAGGTAGATGTTAGAAAGACATTGGATTTCGATGAGGATTTACCTGATGACGCTTTTGACCTCATAGTTAGCAACGCTAGAGTTCTGCTCGGTGATGACAATTGGGTGCCGTCCAGCCGAAAGGGTTCAGAAGTTTGGGATGACATGGTGACGGAGTTGTATCAGATGACGATCTCCGTCGATGAAGCAGCAGAAACATTCCAGGTTATTGCCGACGAACTGCGCCATGTACTGGGCTACGATGCTATCACCCACATCGGGGGTGGTCGGGCGGGTGGAGGTCGAGCAGCCAGTCACCGTGTCGTGATCTTGTTAGACCCAGAGGGGGACCGATGGGGTGCAGTGGCTACCGATTCAATTAGCCACAGGTCAGTTCTGTCTATAGACACCGAACCACCCCCTCCAACCACCCCATCCCCACCCACTCCCCGCTCACCCGAGGAACTTGCAGAGATAGTGTGGGATCGTGCCCGACTAGAACGAGAGATCGCCGAGTACGACGAGTGGATTGCAAAACTTGGCGACGAGGATCGGTGGGAAGAGATCGCCAACCAAGTGTATGAGAACATCACCAACGACACTGGCACCGGACCTCTTGGAGGTGGAGCCGGCAATAGCCTGAAGCAACGAGTCCTGACGGTAGAGGATCGGTTCATTGCTCCTTGGCTTGAAGACGATGTTATGAATATCCAGGCGAATCAAATCCGAAACCTGCTCCCTAAGTTGATCCTTTCTGGTGAAATGGATTCAGCAATGGACGGGTTCCAGGTCTCGGCGAATCTTAAAAATCGACTGACTACCGTAACAGCCAAGCTCGACACCTTATCAGAGGATCCAACAAGCCTTACCCCGGCTGCCTTGGAATCTATCCACCTTGAACTAGAGCAAGTCCTCGACGACGCGGCTCACCTGAATCTGTCATCGCACATGAGGCTGCATATTGATGTCAAGCAACTTGGGTTCTCCTCGATGGAGAAGGCGCAGACTCACCTGAACTCCTTGGTAGTTAATCTGAAGAACTTCAGAGCGGATCTCCATGCCAAGAGAAAGGTTGTTCGAGGTATTGATTCACAGATCGCACTGTTGAGGTCAGAGATTGAGGGGCTAGATGCTAATGGAAGGCCAGTGTCTACCGCGATGCAGAAGTCTCTTGACGACCTAGTTGTGGAAAGAACCAAAAAGAACAAGGAACTTTTAGAGGTGACTGCGGAGTTTGACCAGACTCGATCTGGAATAAACACAATGGCTGGCAAGTTAATCTTCACTGAAAAAAGTTATGGCTGGAAGTTAGGGAGCAGCGCAGCTGACCGCTCAGATGCTCTCAAGTTCGGCAGGAACTTTATCGACGATCTCGGAGCGGTCACTGATCTCCAGAAACTTCAACGATTGATGGAGATGCGGGCAATGGCAATCCAAAGGTCGTCGAGTTCTCGAAGGTCTGCATTTGACATCAACTCAGACGCAGAACAGGTCAAGGCCAGGATCGAGGAAGACTATCGCGGTCTTCATATTGGTGTACAGCAGAATGCAAGAATGACTATGAAGAAGAAGAAGCGGGAGGAAGAGAAACTACTAAAGAGAAAGAGTAGAGACCTTCGAGATATGGGATTGATCTTCGATAGATTCCACCGTACTGACGGTACAGGAAACGAGAGCTTGGGTAGAGTTGGAGCGTCGATTCGTGAAGCCAACTATGTTCGCCTTGGTGGTGGATTCCTCTTGTCGAGTATCCCAGACCTCGCAATGGGGATCGGACAAGTAGGTCTGCCATCGTACTTCCGTGCCCTTGCTCGGTATATGAATCCATTCTTCAGAAACAAAAGACTATCAGAAGATATGGCCGACTGGGTTTTCGCGAGTGAAGCCACCCTCGGTGGTGACCGAAACAGGAGGATAGCCGGCCTCGATGAGGAAGATCCCAAAAGGAATCACTTCATTGAAAGGGGGTTACACGCTACGAGCAAAGGTTTCAATAACCTGTTAATGCTAAACAAGTGGAACGGAATGATGAAGAGCATCAACAGCGTGGCGATCCAGAACAAGATTATCAAGATAGGAAACAAGCTTCGATCAGGGAAGCGACTGAGCCGGTCAGACAAAGCCTTCATGGGTGGTCTCGGCTTAACCGAAGATCGACTACAGAGGATTGCAATCCTCCAGGAAAAGTTTGGTGACACTGAATCCACGATACTTGGCGGGAAGTTTTATTTATCTCGGACCAGGAAGTGGGGTGCCGCTGGAGATATCGACGCGAGAACTGCCCTTGAGGATCGGTTAGCGTTTGAAAGAGCCACCTTCCAGCGAGTTCAGCAAACGATCATCACTCCAGGTGCTGGAAGTCTTCCGAACTGGATGACCTCGACGGAAGTGGGAAGGATCATCGGGCAGTTCGGATCGTTCACAATGTCTGCCACATCTCAGCTGCTCATTCCCATGCTCCAGAAGGGGGCGATGATGGGGGACATGAATCAAGCATTGATGTTTGTTGGTGCCTCCACCCTTGGAGCTGTTGGATACTGGGCGCGCCAGAGTCTCGATGGTAAAGATCCATTTGAAGACGAGGTGAAGAAAGACAAACGAGGTCGGGTTACTGCCAGAGTTCCTTGGTGGAAGAAGAGCATACTAGAGGGGGTAGATCGAGGGGGTACGCTCGGTTGGTTGTCACAGGGGAATGCTTACATGGAGCGCATGACCGGGGTGGGCGCGTCCACCCTACTCGGAGCAGGGCAACTGTCGAGGATGAAGTCAAGATCGAAAGTGGATATGCTGGCCGGCCCGACTGCTGGTCTCCTCAATGACTTCGGAACGGTGCTGGGTGCTGCCGCTGCAAAAGGATTTGAAGGTAAGGAATTAACTGAAGGAGCCTATAACGCTGGCCGGCGGTTGGTTGGTTGGCAGAACCTCGTCCAGACTCGACTAGCTTTGGATGTTGCTCCTAGTATTTATGACGCACAGCGAGGTGGGTATGGGTCTCCGACCTATTTCGACAAGTTTATCCCAATCCAGCAACGGTTAAGAAATACCCTGCAAGAGGAATAGCACATGGAAAACCTTGATTTTGGAACTGGCCTCGGAGGTATAGCCCTCACCATATTGATTCTTCGTGAGGTTTTTTCATTCATTAAATCAACCAAAGGACCGAACGGATCGGTGGCGTATGAGACAAACAAAACTATTGGTATGCTGGAGACAGAGATCCGTAAGATGTCTCACGCTATCAATAATCTGAATCAGTTGTTGACGATGCAGACGCATTTGTTGAAAGAATCTAGAGCTGAAAACCAGGCACTCCTGGCTGAAGTTCGTAAACTAAGAGAGGAGACTCGGCGATGAAGTGGAGTCTATTAGTTCTGATAATGTTGTTGCTGTTTGTTGGGTGCGGTGCCCTTGAGGATCTGTCCAACACCTTGTTCTACCGAGAGCCACCAGGGGTCACCAGTAACGCTGAGACAGCCGTGGAGATTGCCCGACCGCTGATACCCTCACCGTGGCGGGAGGCAGCAGTGGCTGTCACAGCGGCCCTGGCGACATGGTGGACAACGAAGAGAAGACTCTCTATCGACAAGGCCAAGTAATAAGGTATAACCTATGACGACCAAGCCGACTCCTCTACCTCGTCGAATCGTTGCGGTAACATGGAAAGACATTACTGCACGAGCTGACTGGGTAGGGGAGTTGGAACAGGTGCTTGAGGAATGTGAGCCGATTCTCTGCGTAACAGTGGGTTGGATCTTGAAGGAAGACGAAGAGGTCATGGTGCTAGCCGACTCGGCAACCAAGGACCGCACCTTTGGAGGGGTGACTGCGATTCCTAAATCAGTGGTAGTGGAAATCATAGATCTCAGGAGGGAGAGTGCCCACGATTTCCTGAAGAAATCTACCCTGAAGGAATTCATAAGGAAGAGAAAGAAGAAATGAAGAACTTCTTTGGATCGTTCTTGGATCGAACGATAGAGCTTCTAAGCCTCTCTATTATCTGCGGTCTGCTTTGGTTGCTGGTTGACTGGCTGTTCTTTTAGGAAGGAACCTAGCCATAAAACTTACAGACATGGACTACCAGCAGTTGATTCTAATGCGGGAAACTGGGCGGATGTTGTTTCACCTGTGCGAGAAAAACCTTGCGTACCACTCGAAAGAGAAGCGTTTCTATATTCGGCTCTGTTCAGATGACGACACCAGAGAGAGGTGGGTAGTCGCGCCGGCAAGAGGTCGTGCCCAAGCAATCAATAGCCTGTTAAGTGAGAAGCGAAGTTGGATCATCGCCAACCACTCGCAAAAGATTTACAACCTTGCGATTGTGTACAAGAAGAAGTTCCTTTGGTCGATAGCGGCAGCCGCTGCGATTGTTAGATAGGGGGGGGGTGAATGAGCTGGCACTATTCTCTGGCACTGGTGGAGGAATTCTCGGAGCGAGGATTGCTGGTCACCGCATCGTCTGTGCGGTTGAAAACGAACCGTACTGCATCGAGGTCTTGCTTCGGAGGCAAGAGGATGGGTCGCTCGACCCCTTCCCAATCTGGGATGACATCAGATCATTTGACGGTAAACCTTGGAATGGCATCGTCGATGTTGTGTCTGCTGGATTCCCCTGCCAACCCTTCAGCCAAGCAGGACAACAACGAGGAGAAGACGACAACCGAAATCTCTGGCCCGACACGGCGAGAGTCATTAGCGAGGTACGACCAAGAACTGTCCTCTTGGAGAACACACCCGGACTGCTTCGGCTCTACGGAACTACTGTCCTCGGTGACCTTGCCCGCCTCGGGTATGACTGCCGGTGGCAAACTATTTCCGCTCGTTCCGCAGGCGCGCTGCACCTCAGGAAGCGGTGGTGGTGCGTGGCCCACTCCTACAGCGAGCGACCGCAAAGGTGGAGGAAAAGGGTCGATCAGAAAAGACACCGGAAAACGAAGAGAAGACCGGCTCGACCATCTGCTTGAACCTGGACAACAGGGAAAACTTAGTCCAGACTGGGTGGAGTGGCTGATGGGCTGGCCTGTTGGCTGGACCTCCCTCGATCCCCTCCCCGAAGGAACGATGGAAGCGTGGGAGACAAGCGTGAAGGCCGGCACTTACTGGGCCACTGATCCAGCGGACACAGGTGAGGTGCCCCGGCTAACAGATAAGAAAGAGAATCGAGCTTCACGCTTGAAGGCAATAGGCAACGGCCAAGTCCCTGCCCAAATCCTCTTGGCCTGGGAAGTGCTGGGGTAGATGGCTAATATCTTTCATGGAGACTGCCTCGATGTTCTTCCTACATTGGCGAAGGAGTGCGTCAACTGTGTCGTGACCTCGCCACCCTACTACGGTCTCAGAGATTACGGAGAACAAGGACAACTCGGTCAAGAGGATCATCCAACGGAATACATTGAGAAGATGGTGGAGGTGTTCAGGTTGGTTCGTGAAGTTCTGAGACCTGACGGCACCGTCTGGCTGAACCTGGGTGATTGTTACTCCGGAGTCGGTAGAGGGGCAAAAGCAACTGGCCTCCAGAAAGCAGCAAGAGCAACCAAGCAACGAACAATCCCAGGATTGCCCAGTAAGAACTTGCTTGGGATACCGTGGAGGGTTGCGTTAGCCCTTCAAGAAGATGGCTGGTACTTGAGGCAAGACATCATTTGGCATAAGCCAAACCCTATGCCGGAATCAGTGACCGACCGCTGCACCAAGTCACATGAGTATATTTTTCTACTGTCAAAGTCTGAGAAGTATTACTTCGACATGGACTCCATCAAAGAAAGAACAACAGAGACAGTCAATGGACCCAGCCGATTCGGAGGAGGGAAGTACGGGGACAATGCCGAGGTGGAGGCAAGAACCAAGTCAGGGAATAACTACAAGGATTCGGGGTGGAGACACAAAAGGTCAGTATGGACAATTGGGACTCCGAACTATCCGCTACCGCACTTCGCAACATTTCCAACTTCACTGGTTCGCCCTTGCGTGTTAGCTGGTTCGCCCCCAGGTGGGTGCGTACTAGATCCTTTCTTTGGCACAGGCACAGTGGGAGAAGTTGCAGCGGAGGAAGGGCGGGACTGGATCGGCATTGAGATCAACGAAGAGTATTGCGAGATCGCAGAGAACAGGACTGCTCAACGGGGATTGTTTGAATGAGGCTGGTTCACATTGAACTGTCTGTAGCCAACCAAATGGTCGGCCTTCTGCATCGTCACCACCTACCTGTTGCTGGGCATCGCTTCAGCCTGGGTGCCGTCAAGGATGCCCGGTTGGTTGGCGTTGCGATTGTCGGGAGACCAGTTGCTCGAATGCGAGATCAAGTCAATGAGGTTGAAGTATTGCGAATAGCTACAGACGGAACCAAGAATGCTTGCAGCTTCTTATTAGGTGCTTGTGGCAGAGCTGCTAAGGCTCTTGGTTATGTAAGAATTCAAACATTTACTCTGGAGATTGAGGGGGGGGGGAGCCTCTTGGCAGCTGGTTGGAAGAGGGATGGGGATGTCGATTATGGCTCATGGGATCGACCATCAAGGGGTAGGGATAAAACAAAACATCCCACATCCGCCAAGGTCCGATGGTCTAGAACATTCCATGACATTGTAGAATATGAGCAGGTTATCAATAACTCAGAAAGCAACTCTGTTGCTCAACTTGGATTGTTTGAATGAGGAAGAAGGAAGAATGGATAAGTTAATCGAAGAGGTGGAGTTCACGAACATTGGCCGGCACAAGATAACCTCAAGGGTGGGGATTCGATTCGGAATACCTGTCGTTCACAATATCACAGGCTTCAATGACCTACTCTGGTATGTCGAAGTTGACGGTGGATATCCCATGTCTAAGCATCCTCTTGGGCCTGTCAGCGAACACAGATTCAAGACTTGGTTGGATTCCAATCAGACCAGAATGTTTGTGACAAAAACCGGGTTGGATTTCTCACCAAACAAACTTATAAACCTGAGCCTCGACGGCATGGCCAAGCACATACTAGGACTTGGTGACCGTTCGGATTCAAAAACAACTGGTGAAGAGTACCGAGAAGCCGCGCTCGAGGGACCGATTCGCAAGTGGATCAGCGCACTCAACAAGGCAGTGATAGAAGCGCAGCAGTGGTACGAAGACGGAGCTGCCCTATCAAATGAACAGATAGAACAGCTGATACCTTGGGAGAAACGCATGGCAAACAGCCATAACCTGGACGGAAAGGAATACTTCCTCGGACTGTGGAGAAACCTGTGTACCGGCAGGAAAATCAAGGCGACGGAAGTACCGCTTTCAGCCAGTCAATCATCCGGCCAGCCTTAATGTCTGGTTGGGTGACCCTGAGTACCTTCCAGCCCATAACTAGCGCGCTGTTGTATTTCTCACAGTCAGAGATAAACCCTTTCGGGCTGGTATGCCGGCCACGATTCCAGATCCCACCCTCTACCTCCAAGGCGACATACAATTCAGGCCAAGCGAAGTCGAACCTCCACCTTCTGACTGGATGAAACCTATGTTCCCGGATGAACTCAGGGAGATGGTGGCTTTTTATGAGGAGGGCCGCTTGTTTCTCCAGGTGGCTCTCGCCCCGTGGGCGGGGGGGTGTACTCGATGACCGCTTGCGGCGTGATGAGGACGACCGCTTTCTTTTTGCTATCCCAAAAGACTTCGTGTTCGAGGTCTTCGATTTGATCGTGAAACTTTTGCGGCCAGGAAAGTTTGAGTTTGAGTCTTCTGCCGATATTTTCAGGGCGCATCCACTTCTACTTCCTACTGTCGTTTCTCAGCTTCCTTCGACGCTGCCCTGGTCGCGAGAATCTTCTTCGCATACACCCACTGGTCACGCTGTTTGTGGGATCGAATGTATTCAGAAGGCTGGGTAGCGGCTTCGTTATAACATTGCAGGGTTTCGGCTGCCATAGGGCAACCCCAACCCCACCATAGTTGACAAGCACAAATGGCTTTCTCAATCATGCAGACCAGATCCCTGGCGACTTCCGACCGGCATATGATACCGAGAAAAGATAATAAGCTATTGTTTGTAGACGGCAGTTCGTGCAGGAAGCGGAGGAGTTCTTCAAGGTCGATCTCAGTAGACCTTTCCTCTTTGTCATAGTACCTGAAGTTCGCCTCTTCACCCTCATTGGTTACGGGATAGGAGTAGAGGGTCTGGATATCGTGAGTCCCGTCTTGCAGATTATGAATGACCATCTGCAATCTCACTCGACCATGAAAGTGGTATACCTGGACGGAGAACCTTGCTCCGAACTCCACCAAACCGAAGTCTTCAGTTGGCGTAACTTCCAAATCTCCAGACCCTCTCTTAATCATTCGACTTCTGTGATATCAGCAACGGAGAATGCAGGGGACTCAGGCTTAGAGTCCGAATCCCTGTAAGCACCCTCTCTGGCAGCAGTGAAGTGGTCCTTGCCACCCCTCTTCGGGATCCGCAACAGCACATCCAGGTCGCAGTTTTCCTTCCAGTCCTCCACCTTTGAGGAATCGAAGGGTACGAAAACTTCCTCTACTAAACCCCAGAACTCCTCGGCGTTACCAGGATTAACCCCTTCTGCCTTTGCCCGCTCCTTGATCATCCGCTCCCGCATGACAGTGATTTTATACCACTTCCGAACTGGTGACCCAATCATTGCAGCAACCCTCTTGGCGTGTTTGAGGTGGTCCTCATGATCGAACCTCGACGAGGAGGGGGAGGGTTCCTCTACGGGTGCCTCAGGGGCTTCAGGTTCGACAACCACCACCACTGGCTCCGATACCACTGCGTCCACGATACGGGGCTTGTCGACGACGACAGCGGGCGGGTCGAGACGCTCCACCAGACCCGCTGACCCACGCTTCTTTGCCGGCCTCACCTCTGCTGGCAAATACTCCGCGTCGTCACTGCTCTGGATCGCTTCCTGTACCTCAGGACTCAGCTTGATACGCTTCAAAGCCCTGCGAATCACGCTCTTCTTAGCCATCTCCTCGAAGTAGGTGACCCAAGGTCCGTTGTTTCCGCTGCGAGAACCACTACGCACCTGTTCGATATCCTCAAGGTTCATCGTCTCGATCTGCCGGCTACCATTCTTGAGGTCAACAAGACAGTAGCATCCTACCACTGGACCCCTCGACTCAGCAGTTCCGAAAGCATCGTAGTCGTGAGAGAAGTTATCTTCAGTGCGCTTGTAGATATCATTCTTCCGCACTACGCCAGAGTGAATCGCATTCACCGTTCCACTTCGGTTCGCAAGGTCAATCAACCCAGCATAACCAATCACAAGGTTAGCTTGGTCACCATATGGCACGATCCACGCACTACCCAGCACTCCAATGTCAAGGCCCAGGTGGGTGGCTCGAATGATGGAGTTGATAATCGTATCAGGCCGGCAGTTCTGGATAGCCGGATTCATCTTCACCTGACTGCTGACATTCCTGAGGAATCTGTCCTGCTCGATATTCCCAGGCAATAACTCCAAAAGTTTGGGGCCAGATTTCTCCAGCCAATTGTCCACTCTCTGTATACTGTTCACTTCTTGTTTCCCTTCCATCGGAGTACTCTGAACTCCGTGTCGTTGGTTGTGTAACTAGCCCTCTTCTGTTTCAAATAACTCAACTCACCCAAACTACAAGTACCACCCTCTGCGTCAGACAACGCAGCCATCAAAGCAGCCTTCGCGTCCCGTTCGTCTTTGGTTGCTTGAGCCTTCAGTTCCTTGGTAACTAGCCAAGATCGCACCAGCTCTTCCGATACCTCTACCGTAGAGTCAGGTTGCCGGCGTAGATTTGTCATGGTTTCCAGGCTCGGTAGCACCTCAGTCGGTGGAACTTTCGGGATAACATGATCGTTCCAGAAGGATAGAACTTTGGCCTTAGCACCCTCAAAGATCTCCTCATTCTTGTGTACTATGTAGAATGAACGACGGAGATTCCCGTCACCATGTAGTACAGGAATCACTACGCGCTGAAGATCTGCCACAAATATTTGCCACTGTGCTTGCACCAGTATGTGGTCAGGCACCTCGTCGGTTCCTTGCTCACCAAACACCCCATACATCGAGGTAGTCTTCGCCTCAATGCCCACCCTCTGGTCTCCGTATATCGAGAAGCCATCGAGGTTAGCGTGGGCCGGCAACACCCTACCGTCTGGCTCCTCCACCAGCTTCGTGAACTTCTTGTCTACCTCGACGAGACTGTCCGGATTCCTGTTACCCAATTGCTCGTCTGCCCAGATTACAAGCATAGGCTCGCAATCATTGCCCAGATTCTGCGCCTCAGTCCCTCCTCCATGGTCAGTACCCACAACTTTTTGCAGGTAAATGTCGTGAGCATTCGCAAATGGACTCAAGCCCATGATCGCTGCAACATCTGAAGCCCCGACAGATACCCGCCTAGCCTCCAGTTCTTCCACTGATATAGGCAATACAAACTCCCTTCCTTTAGATTAATCTCCCACCGATTGGTCGGATAAGGTACACCATTATCGTGGTATGGTCTTACATTCTTTTCTTCTTTTTCTTCTTAGCCAATAGTCCCCGCTCATGCTCGACAAAGACCTGCATGGCAGTGGCAGCAAACAGCACAGGATCAGCCTCCCAGTCTGTTGCCTTCCAGATATGGAAGTCCTGGCGCAACTGACAGAGGTCAGTCTCAGGCCAGAGTTCCTTCATCTTTGCTAGATTCCAGGGCTTCATGATCGAATCAGTGAAGAAACTTTTCGGAAGCTTGGCCCTTGCTATCTCCATTTTGTCCGCGAACCCCATAAGATTCAGCCCTTTGCTCCTCATTAACATTCGCACCGGGTGCAACTCAGCAAATAAAAACCTGCTGATATATTCTCTACCTCCCTCATCTTTGTACGGGACCAGATTGAATACCGACCTACCCACTGCGTCTTTACCATGCTTGTCCATTGATAATCCCCTCACCCTGTGCAGTAGCCTGCTGTTCTTGTCCCTGCACAAATCAAACAACATGAACAAGTTGTCCCGCTCATACTCGTGAGCAGAGATACCACCTATTTCTGTGCTGCCCCTTTGCTCTGAGATAGGGTCACCGTCTCGTAGTTCTTTCAAGTCTTCTCGGTACTCCTCATATTCCAGTAAGAGAAAGTATCGCGGTAACTTTTGATCGTAGTGACGCGCTCGCCCAAGGAATCCCTGCTCTCCGAGAGTGTTGTCTGGTCTTGAAGTATTGTATTTGTTCTGTGATCTGAATCTGAGTACCGCAGACTTCGCCCAAACTGCTAGATTCCACAGAGCTGTACGCGTGAGTAACCCACCAGCTGATATATCCGGGGGAGTCTTTGCCATCAGTTTGTGCAAGGGCTGTGGTCTGATCTTACTCGGTTGTTCCAGGAACCCTACCGGCACAGCTCCTCCCTTCTCTGCGCGGTAGGATTCTTGGGTGCCACCGGTCGGGGCGAGTCAATAAAGTACGGGAGAATCGATCCTGCACGCCCCATCCTACAAGCTTTCCAGGTATTGGGCAGTCAGGCCATGAAACCTAGCGTGTCTCCGGATGCCAGACCAGAAATTGGAATCATCGGTGTAGGACTCCCATGTGACATCACCCTCGGTATAGATCAGGATCTGTAGGGCAGGTACCGAGTACCAGATCCCGAAGTGGGGAGAATCATCTGGTGTCGTCAACGGATAAAATCCTAGCTTCTCCCGGTCACTAGCATTCTGTATCTTATCCACTTCGGCACCGTCACCCAGGATGATAGTCCCTCTTTCCTCCCGATAACTATGCGCATCATCTGTGTGACCTATGCCATCGGATGTCTGTGTCCGGATTCTCCCTCCCCACTCCCCGGAGCTGGCACAATCCATGCGCGTGATCATCCTATGTAGTAATTGTAGTCTCATTTTATACCTACTTTCCTATTGGCCATTTCTCCTACGATCTAATTCTGGCACCACTACCATGATAATTACTATCCCGATGATGGTGATCAACATCCGGCCACCGATACACAAAATCCACTAGCAACAGCGTGTTTCCTACTAGCCTGTCCTTTCCACTCTAGAAATTGCCATGTTCCGGGAGTGTCTCGGTATCTCACATCATGCCGATCGCCATCTTCCACTGGCATACCGCACCATGTTGATGGGAATTCGTGCCGCTTTAAATTGACTGGAACCGCAACCGATCCACCGCGATTGACAATATCAACTGACTGTCGATGGTTCTTTTCACTTCTTGAGTAAGTAAGATGCCGATTGTCTGGAAACTTACCCGATAGGAATCTACTTAGTCGCAATGTAGATTTACTGTAATCGTAGAAATTACAATCGGAGAACCGATCAAAACCTGCCAACACATCACCGATCCCGGTATCGGTACTACCGTCAATTCGCGCGGCAGGTTCGATCGAGTTTCTACGACAGCTCAAGATGTGACTGTCTAGCTCTAACATTAACAGTCGGATGAATAGGTCTGGATTCCCTACTAGTAGCATTGTCTTCCACAGTTTGGAATTCTTACCAGATCTGATTTTCAGATGCCAACATCCGTGACCGAGACATCCCGCGGTACAAGCTGGACTCCTGTTGTCGCACATTTCCACTCCGGATTCTCTACCGGGCGAACCGTACCAGATAAGAGTTTTGACTGGTTCCGGGATTGATTCTCCCTTCTCGGTCTTGGTTCCACTACCGAATATATTTATGCTCGAATCCGCTACCGGGAGAATTGGAATAACTCTCCTGAATCCTAAACCTAGTGCGCGTATCTGGATTCTGGACCATGATTCTCTGATCTGTTTTCTGATGTCAGCTTTCGAGCCTAGATCCCGATCGGCATACTTCCGGAGAATCTCCGGAGAAATTACCGGGTAAGCTTTATTACCCATCGACGGTCTCCCTTTCATCGTCTGGCAAATCCTCAATTTCCATAATGTATTCGGTCATTCTTTCCTTCATCCTAGGGTGCAGTTCAATTGGAAAATCAAATACCGCAACTCGATTACAAATCCCACATCTTGCACCCTTGTCCGGAGTAACCAGAACGCAATCGTCCACTAGGTCAACATCGTCTGGACTATCCGCTATACAAGATAGGGAGCAAATCCAGAATGTTGGGGACGCACCACCACCACCTAGATACCACTTCACATCGCTCATTATTTCCTACTTCCATCCAAGAAACAGGAATCACAAACCGGCACATCGTCGAGCATTATCCTGTCAGAATCATGAACAAACACGCCATCGCTCTTGTTCCCGAATACATCCGATGACGATTCCGGGTCTTGTAGACACTTCGGACACAATTGGAACGGACCTAACGGGTCATCATCTACTGGAATCTGTAAGTACTTATCGCCGTCGTTCATTCTTCCCTACTCCTGACATTCTTCCCACCAACATACCCATCTGGACTCACGATCATAAAATCCAACATCTGGATTCCTAACAACTTACCAGCCGATTCTAGGCGAGTCTTTACTGCCATATCTTCCCTACTGGCTACAAGATTGCCCGATGGATGATTGTGGCCAGCGATGAAACTTGACGCATTGTTCAGGATTAAACCTTTGAACACTTCCCTAGGATGGACAAGTGACGCACACAAACTGCCTACGGATACAATTTCCGATGCGATGATCTGGTTCTGAACATCTAGATGGAGTACTACGAATTTCTCCCTATCCGATGAACCAATTAGATCCTGTAGAATCGGTCCAGCATCTTCCGGTCCAGAGACCCTATCCAATTCATCCGGCCTGGACTCCCTAACTAGTTCAGTAGTTACTAGTCTAATTGACATCTTCCTACCCTTCCCAATTGCACGCTAGGATGTACAAGATTGGCCATATGGCCAGAAAACCTAGTGCCATTATGAATCCAAACACATCCGCGACATTATCGTCATCCATCTTCCCTCACTTCCAATAGTGATAAGGTAATACCTTTCCAAGATTACCGCAACAATTGGTTTCAGTTAGTGGATTTTATTTTAGATGGATGGTTCGTGTTCTAATTATCGGAGAAGCTTGGGTGCCGATCCTGGTAGTGGAGCTGCAGCTGGCAAGCTATCCGCGAGCTGCTCGAGAATCCAGCTGGATCCAGCTCATATCACCATAACGACAGTATCACCTAGCCTAGTAAGCTCGAGCGCGGTAACGAGTTACCCTAGAATCCGATCCTGGTATCCCATAATGCATCTTACCGGACTATGCTAGAATGAGACGATGGGGGGGGGCATAGGGTAGCCGGCCCCCCCGGAGCCAGGGCTGATCGTGATATATAAGCCCTTTCCACGATGCTTTCCGCGTGAGGGCTGGGTTGCGCTAGGAGGCTAATAATGGACCGACTAATCTCCAGTTCTAATATTAGAACTTAAAAAAGAGACTAGCCGATCCGCCGCAGAGTAAGTGCTTATTATAAGTGGGGACCAGCCTTGGAAGAAGTAGGAAGACTTGAGCTGGCCCCCGTAGGAAGGAATGAAAACTAGGTTAAAAGTCAAAAAGAACGGTTAGCAGCGTTTAACGGGTATAGGGGATTGGTTTTCACTTTAGATCCCCGTAGATTTTAGAGCAGGTCAAAACCCCCCCTACCCCCCCTTTAGATCCAGGGCGAATAGGAAGAGTCTTTACCTGCTGAACTTCACTTTGAGTCCCTCGTGAGTTCCGTCGCAGGGTACTGTAGACCCCCAAAACTAAGTACCGACTGTGTGTCGTCAAAGGGGTTCTACCATGGTCCCTGGTTAGTTTCAAGGTTTAACTAGAAAGGAAGATCTACCTTAGGCCCGTCGTCATTGGTTTCTTTTTTATAGGAACTTTTGGGAGAGTAGTCTCCGGCTTTTTCACAATGTGGGAAGTGTGCTGAGAACTTAGAGGGAAAGTTTGGGTGCATGGAGATGGGGACTTTCTTCCCTTTTTTCGATAGTATCCAAAAGATGGGTTTCTGGCATTGTCTGCATTTTCCTTCGGGCGCGTCGTTAGGTTTTTCGCAGAGCCAGATTTCTCCTTCTTGAAACCATGAGGGAGTGGGTAGAGTTTTCCTTCCGTCGGAGGAGGAGGATTGTTGTTTATTTTGTCCAACGGCTGTGGAGAGTCGGTGAAGTTCTTCGTTCAGTTTTTCTAGTTGGGTGTTGTCTTCGGCGAGATTTCGGATATCGAGTAGCAGTTTGTTTTGTTCCTTGAGTAGTTCAATGACTACTTCAACGGCTTCTTCTCCGGGGTTGTCCATGGGATCACCTTTCTGTTATGCTGCCGGTTGCAGCAAGGGGTTACAATGTCCTACCAACACAAGATGCCCAATGTGAAGCGTTCACGCCAGAAGAAAGTTGGAGTGTATTTAATCCGGGAGCGTCGTCGAGAGGTGATGGGTAAGAAGATGGCATCGGGGATGCATTTTGTGGATGCAGCTGAGGCGGCTGGTATTCCGTATGAGGTTGCGATGGGTTCGGTGGCAGTGGATGAGGAGATGAGGGGTTGGTGGAGATTGAGTGAGGATCGCCCTCAGGTTGGTAAGTCGAAGGAGATGGTGGACCGTCGTTCGCCCTTGCAGATAAAGCGTGATTTTGTGAACAAGTTGGCTGAGGCTGGTTTGTTTGACAAGATCCCTCAAATGGTAGAGGAGTCTGATCCTTCCACGGCTGAGGGCAAGGAGATGTTGGGATTCATGATAAAGTTCTTGATAAAGGACATATTGCCAAAGGAAGTTGCATCGAAGATTGAGCATACCCAGAAGTCTGAGTTAACGGACATGAGTGACGAGGAATTGGTTCGATTGCTGCATGAGCGTCGTCAAGCCCGATTGGGAGCAGTGGCGGAGCGTGACCATGCGGACCAGTCCCGTATAGCTTATATCGAGGGTAAGGAAGAGGAGGCTCAGGATGGTGAGTCTGAGGATATGGGCTAATGGGTCGTAATGAACAAGACCGAGAAGGTTTAATAGCGGAGTTTGAGTTAGAGCGTGAGTTGGCTCGTCGTGCTGAGTACGACAAGATCGGTCGCCTGGCTCCGAATCTTCGTCAGTGGGATTTCTTAAACTCTCATGCTTATGAGACATTGTTTGCTGGGTTGAATCAGGCGGGTAAGTCAACGGCGTTGTGTATGAAAGCGTCGTATCATTTAACTGGTATCTACCCGGACGGCTATGACGGTCCCAAGTTTAAGGGACCGATCCAGGCGGCCATTGGTGGTGAGACTGCTCAGAGTACTCGTGACTTGTTGTGTGACCGCTTGCTTGGGGGTCTCCAGGATCGTGGGAGTGGATTTATCCCGGAGTCCTGCTACGACCCTCAGAAGGACATTGTGAGGTTGAGTGGTGGCATTGCGAATCAGATAGATTATTTCCTGGTTCGTCATCATGATGAGCATGGTCATTTTGACGGTATGAGTAAGTGCATGGTGTTCTCGTATTCGACGGGTTGGCAGCGTCTCCAGGGTTATACCTTGAACTGGATTGGTATTGACGAGGAGCCGCCCTTCCCTGTGTATGACGAGTTCTCGGCTCGTTTGAATGCTACGAAGGGGAGAATGGATATATCCATGACTCCCTTGCGTGGCGAGACGGAGCTGTACCTGTTGTTTGAGAATGACAACAGTGGTATCCGTGCATTGGTGAACTACGACATTGACGACGCGACCCACATGGACGAGGACCATCGTCGTTCGTTGATGTTGAAGTACAAGAATCACCCGTTGGCAGAGGCTCGATTGCATGGCCGGCCAGTGCGTGGTGTGGGTCTAATCTACACGATGCCGGATGATTTATTGGTCATGGACGACTTCCAGGTTCCGCCCCACTGGCCTCAGATAATTGGGTTGGACTTTCCTCACGGGGTGGGTTTTTTCGCTTTGGTAAAAATGGCATACGACCGCGACAACGACATGGTGTATGTGACTGGCGAATACAAGGATCACGGCAAGGACACTTTCGCGTATGCTCATAGAGCGTTGGCTATGGGTGCTTCGGAAGTGGTTTGTGCTTGGCCGCACGACGCTGGCCGAGGGTTCATTAACGGCGGAACGATCAAGCAGAAATATGACGAGTTGGGTTTGCGAATGTTATCTACCAGTGCCCATTTCATTGGACCTGACGGTAAGAGGACTTTCGCTATCATGACGGCGATTGAAGATGTGATTGACCGTATGCAAGCTGGTGGCTTCAAGATCTTCAAGAGTTGTCAGGAGATCCTCATGGAGAAGCGACGGTACAGGCATGACGCAGGTCGTGTTAAAACCAAGCAGGACGACCATTTGATTGACGCGATGCATAAGGGGATAATGATGTTGCGCGAGGCCCGTACTCCAGGGAAAACGGGTAGTGCGATCCCGTACAGATTGCCGGACACGGACTTTTTTGGGATCTAGATAGACAAGTTAGAATGGGGATTCATGTCATTAGCAAATGAACTATCTCTCAGGTTGGGATACCTGAAGGGTAGAAGGAACAATCACGAGCAGACTTGGCAGGAGATCAACGATCTCATGCAGCCCTTCCGTGGCGATATCACCACAAAGAAGTCCCCTGGCAGTAAGCGCATTGGTTCGGTGTTTGACACGACTGCGATGCAAGCTGCCGATACATTCGTGAACTTCTTGAAGAGTGCGGTGTTGCCCAGTTCGACGGACTGGTTGCGTCTCAAGGCTCGTAAGGCTGGCTCGGACATCGAGGTTCGTGCGTTGCTAGACCGCGCAGCGATGAAGATTCTCGAGGCTTTGGGCGACTCAAACTTTTATATCCAGGCGACCCAGGCGTTACGAGACTTTGCGATCCTCGGCAACTCAACTCTTTATGTTGAAGAGAATACTCCTCGCCTGAACGATGACGGCACCACCTTTGCGGGGTTGCTATTTGAAGCGGTTCCGGTGGGGAATATGTGGTGGCTGTTAGGCAAAGACGGATCGCCGATCATGGCGGTCAAGGAACTCGACTTACCAGCAACAGATGCCTACAGTTATTTCGCTGGTCAGGCTGGCGAAGCTGCGAGTAAAGCGATGAGTGGCGGCAACCCAATGGAGTTGATTCGTTACTATCATTTTGTTTTCCCAACTGCTGGCGGTAGTCCTGTTCGCAGTGCGGTCAACACGGACAAGAAGTGGGCTTCGGTCTATTACTGTGAGGCTTCTGCGAGTGTTATTAAAGAGGGTGGTTACGACTTCCTTCCCTATACTATCTCTCGTTTCATGGTGGTGGACGGCGAGGAGTATGGTCGTGGGAAAGGGCATCTTGCTCGCCCTGATGCTGCTGGTATCAACGAACTTCGCCGGCAGGTTTTGATTGCTGCTGGCCGGGATTTGAATCCACCGCTCATGGTTGAACACGACACCATGGTTGAACTTGACATTGCGCCTAACGGTATCGTGGTGACTCGCCCCCCGCAGAAAATGAATCCTCAGTTCCTCAAGAGCGGAACGGATTACGGGGTAGCCGATATGATTGCTCGCCAAGACCGAGATCAGATATTAAAAGTGTTTTTGGGTGATGTATTGCAGGAGCCGGACTCTCAGCCGAGAAGTGCAGAAGAGAGTAGGCAAAGACAGGTAAGAGCAATTCAGCGACTGGCAGCTCCAGCAGAAGCGGTGAACCATGAGTTCCTTCAGCCGATGATAGACACTGTGATTCAGATCATGGTAAGGGGCGGCGCGCTACCGGAGTTGGAGGAAGTTGGGGATATGTTGGGTGGGACCACTATTGATGTGGAGTTTGCCAGTCCATTCTTTACTGCTGCAAAAGCATCGAGTGCGTTGCGAGTCCAGGCATTCCTTGAGCGAAGCTTGGCCATGTATCAAGCCACCCAAGACGAGGCTTACATGGAGTACTTGGATCCTGACAAGATTGCCTCTTACAACGCCGAGATGAGTGATGTTCCGGCGGTGATCTTCAGGACAGATGAGGAGGTTAACGCTCGTCGTCAAGCGAAGGCGGACAAGGCAGCCCAGCAGAGGATGATGGAACTGATGGCCGCGACCCGAGGAGGCACCCCACAGTCAGGCCCATCCCCTCTCCCGGCTTCCGCAGGTAACTTACCGGGCACTTCGGTGCCATCGGAGGTTGGAGGACAATGAACAAGGGGAATGCATACTCAGACAAGGACCGGCAACTGATCTCAGATTTTGCCACAGCCTTTAATACGCCGGCAGGTCAAAGAGTTTTGGAATGGATGGAACGGGCTTTTCAGGTCAAGGTCACCCTTGAACCAGAGGAGTTGCTGAATAAACAACTGGAGATTGCTGGGGAGTCTCACCGAGTGGTGATCGACCCGACAGCCCTAGCGAAGAGGCAAGGGCTAAGAGCTGCGTACTATAAGGTGTTGGCGATGGTCGAAGAGGCTGCCGTGATTAAAGATAGGGAGACCCTGAAAAAATGAGTCAAGAACAAAGTGGAGAAGAGAACACTACTATCGAAGGTGACACATTGGGCGACCTCCTGGGGGAAGGGTATGAGGGTCTAGCAAAGAAGTACAAGACTCCTCAGGATCTCGCCAAGGCGTACCAGTCGTTGAGTCAGAAGTTGAGTTCCACGGCTCGTGTTCCTGACGCAGATGCTCCGGTGGAAGAGTGGGGGGAGTTTTATTCCAAACTTGGCCGGCCCGAAACCCCGCACGGTTACGACCTTCCAGAAGGGGAGAAGGCCAGAGCTGCCCTGGACCCCCTCACGAAGGCAGCCCACGCTGCTGGTCTGACAAAAAAACAATGGGACAAACTGCACCCAGTAGCCCAAGAACAACTGGTCAGAGACGAATCGGCGGAAAAAGAGCAGTTAGACAAGGTCAGAGCAGAGTGGCAGGAAGGCGCGCGAAGAAGATATGGTGAGGGGCTTGAGGAGAAACTAGCCCTTGCAAAGCGGAGTCTTGATACACTGACTTCAGAAAACCCAGATATCCAGCAGGTCTTGTCGAAAACTGGCCTAGTGGATCATCCAGCAATCTTGGACATGATGATAGAAAGAGGAAACTCGATGTCAGACGACTCGACCCCAACCAATGCAGTATCGGATACAGGTGGCGAAACTGACCCGATGAAGATCGCTCAGAAGCTTCGTTCGATGATGAAGGATTCTGCCCATACAGATCCCCGTCACAAGGACGCAGAGGTTCATCGAGAGGAATACTACCGATTACTGGCTGAGTTATCGACTCTTGGCTACGAAGGCGTTTACGACGACCGTCTAAAGCCAAGGTTCTAATATGGCAAGGAAAGTACGCAGAACTTTCATAGTGGACCCAGAAGCCGTGGAACGGGCCAGGAACGCTGTTTACTGGACTCCAGGCATGACCCTGGCGGAACTGGTCACATCTGCCCTCCACGAGAAGGTGGACCGTCTAGAGAATGCCCAAGGTAGTACCTTTGAACACCGAGAGGCTGAACTCCAAGGAGGTCGCCCTTTGCAGAACATGAAAAAATATATGTTGCGAAAACCTCCAGACTCTGGATGATCTACCACCGGAGTCGATACCCTTCCTGGACCGGCCCCTGACGCTGTGAAAGAACAGCGATAAGGAATCGTTAACCTTACGGAGACCCTCCTTCGGTGGACACTCTCACGGCATTGTGCAAACCAATAGCTGAGAGAGAAATACTACTATGGGATACCCAACCACCGGGAAAAACACCTCCTGGCCCGGTTCACTCGGTGACAACACCAACTATGTTGCCCTTTTCAAACAAGCCTATGCCGACACGATTCGGCTCAAGGCTCAGGAAATGGAAAGTCGCCTTTCCGATACTTGTTTGTTTGAGACGCTACACGGCGATCCACTGAACCTCGATTCCTTCAAGCAAGTCGCCACCACCACTCGTGATCGCGGCCAATTGTTCGGCGCAGCGGCGAACGACAAGAAATACAGTGAGACGGTCACTGAGCGTCGCGCCCTGACTCCTGGTTTCCACGAGTTTGCGGAACTGTTCGATCCTCGCGACGAGCCGGCCTTGCTGCGTTCGATTCGCCCGGATTCCAACTACCTCATGAATGTGACTGCCGCATTCAGCCGCTTGAAGGACTCGACCATCGTCGCTGCCTTCGACGGTGATGCAACTGTTGACGCTACTACCCGGACGATTGGCGCGGACGGTGCCTTGGCTTTTGACTTTCCCGCTGATGGAGTCCCGACCGGCACGGTCGCCGCGCAGCTGGCCTTGGTTAACACGCTTCCTGCGGGTTCGATTGGATCTAAGGCAACTGGCACCATCACCGGTGCCCCCGGCCTCCACGGAATGACTGCCGATGTCGGAACCGGTACTTCCACCCTCGGTGTAGCGGACTTGGTGACTGCTCGCGAGATGCTTGAGCAGACTGGCGCGATCAATCCTGGTGATCCGGTCTACATCGCGATTCACCCGGCAGTTGCCCGCCACTTGCTGGCCGATCAGACCTTGACCAGTTACGACTTCAACGCTCTTCGTCCATTGATGAGTGGTGAGGTCACCCAGTTCATGGGAGCCGAGTTCCGCCTGACGAACCAGATTGCGAACAACCAAACGGTGAACATGGCAGGCAGTACTGGCGGAGTCGTTACCTCATCCACTGCCAACAAGGGTGCCTACACCTATATGTACACCAGAAGTGCAATGGTGTTTGGCATGGCGCAGGACATGACGGTTCGTTTCGACGAGTTGCCGGAGCGCGGTTACTCGCTCCAGTGTTTCCACAGTCTCGGTCTTGGTGCTGTTCGCATGGATCCCAAGAAGATCGTGCGGATTGGTTCGATTAACTAGCAATGGAGTGACCCATGACTGGTAAGACAAATCCTGTTTCAGGTACAGTCTTAGAGCGTTTCCGTGGTTCCGCCGCAGCAGCGTTCAGCCAGACATGGGTCACACTATTTACCACCAACCCGATCACTGATGGCGATGCTACAACATACGGAACTGGATATGTTGAGTGGGCAGCCACGAACGGGAGAATCCGCGTATTCACCGACATGGTGACTGACCCGTACTGGACAGCTCCGTCAGTGGATGAAAACCGGATGAAGATAGAGAACAGTTCGACGGTAGCCTGGACCTTCTTGATCGGTCTTCCAGCCGCCGGCGAGACTGTCGTGGGTGTAGGTATCTTTGATTCTCAGACGGGTGGAAACCTATTGTACTGGGACGAACTTGATAACTCTCGCCTCGTAATGCTAGGTGACACATTCCAGTTTTCAGCGTTATCGCTGATAGTACGGGAAGACTAAATGAAGATCGGTATCCAGGAGATTGGTACATTTACTTTCAGAGTATATGACGCTGATGGAAATCTCAAACAAGAGAAGATCACCAGCAACACTTTAACGAGTGAGGGTGCAGCCCGTATTTTGCAACTAGGATTTGATGCTGCGTTGTCCACCCCTGTAAGGGATACTGGATATGTTGGATTGATTGACGATGCAGGTTTCGCTTCAATAGCCGCGTCGGATCAAGCGACTGATATCCGTCAAACAGGAGTGACCTTGGTCAACGGTTGGGGAGAGATCGCTGACACCGGATACGATTCTGGACTCCGCAAGTCAGGCACTTGGTCCCAGACAGATAACGGAGGTACGGTAACCCCCTCTAAGGTTACTTGGACGGATGCCACATTTACCTCCTTTACTGGAACGCAGACTATCCAGGGAGCGTTCCTGGCTAACACGAGTGCGGTGGGTCAAAACACAACGGGAGTATTGTTTGCTGCCTCAAGTTTTGCGGCTGGAGATGTGAATGTGGGTACAACAGATACCCTGAAAGTAACTTTTGAAATGTCATTATCATAAGGAGATAAGATGACCGAGGCCGAGGGAAACATGAGTTGTTCTGCAACTCCACAGGTGGTTAGAAAAGCAGACGCTGGCGTGGTGATGGGAGCTAATGGTTCATTTGAAACTGGGTTCTTCCACATTGAGCATCTAGATAAAGATGGAAACCTGCTTTATGAATGCACGGTAAACAATGGGACGACCAAAGAGTTTGCTCAAAACATTTGGAATGTGTCTCGACCTGCGGCGGATATTACCGCTGGTGACGCAACAAACCAGCTGGGTGCTGCTGGCCGCTTGACGAAAGTCGGCCTGTTCAAATACTCCAGTGGTGGAACTGCTGGTCTGCCCGCCCTTGCTACCTCAGATGTTTATAGCGGTATCAGCGGCTCTACCAACACCTTCAGTGGCGGAGCTGGTGGCAGCAGTAGAGTGTTTGCTTTGGCGTATACTGCTGCTACTTGGTTGGCTAGCAGCGACACTCCAGGTACGGCAGATGCGTGTACCTTGGCAAATGCAACCGATGTGGGATTCACAGGCTCGGCCCATACGAATGTTGCGGGCGCGTATGTGTATGTTTGCGATTCCACAGACGCTGGCACGGCGAACAAGGGTTGTTTGCTAGCTACTGCCAACTTCAGTGCCCTTATTGCAAGTGTGGCCGCTGCCGACACGATCAATGTGACCTTCACCGGAACTCTGACTGTAAGTTAAGGAGCTGTAATGCCTCCGAAGAAGAAAAAGGGGAAATAATGGCGAAGAAGACAGGTAAGACTGGTCGTAGAACCCCGACGGCTGCACAAAAAGCGGCAATCAAGAAGGCGGCTGATAAGGCGAAGGAGCAAAGACGGAAACTGGCTTCTGCCCGCCGGGATGCGGCGAGCCGCAGTCGTCAGCAATCAGCCGACCGAACTGGTAAACCTCGTGGCACTCCTAAGCAAAGCCGGAAAGGCCGTCCTGGCGGCCCTCGTGGTCACGCTCTGAATCGAGGTGCGCCCACCCCCGCTGATGAATCCAAGGATCGGACGCAGAGAGTTACGCCCGGATTCATCATCGGTCGCACACCTTCCGGTCCAGTTCATCGGCTGGGTCGTCGCCTCCGAGCCGCTCGTATGGATGGCATTGCTACTGGTCAGAGAAACATGAGTGCAGGGTCACCGCCAGCGGTGTCTTCTGCTAGGAAGATGAGGTTTGCGCCAGAAACTAAGGAGCCAGGAGTGCCCGACAACCCCAGTGGGCCAAGGCCTAAGACTGGTCGTAGAACCTCGACGGCAGCACAACGAGCGGCAATCAAGAAGGCGGCTGATAAAAAGAAAGCTGCCCGAAGATCGAAGGCTTTAGCACCGACTAGGAAAGTCGGTCGGCGAAGAACAGGTTACTAAAAAAGACACACCTCCTCAGTGGGGGGACGGGGGCACCTAGATCACCGTCCCCCTGCTATTTGGAGGCTGATTGCTAAAACCGTTTTCCGTCTCCAACCCGAAGCCTGTGGTTCCAGCCACCTTCCCGTCAGATCTAGATGTGAAGGACGGGATAATCGACGGAACTTACACCCTTGCCTATCAAGACTCTGACGATAACTGGTATTCGATCACGGAATCCTATCATCTCTTCGATGATACTGAGGCGGGGTATATTGGTTTTCGTTGGCTCGACACGACGATCCCCACCGAAATAAAAATCTGCTGTAGGGCACTGGTCAAGGCTTCCGGAGTTCCGGAGTTGGCGAGGGA